TATGCGACTAATGCTAGAATTGTCAGCATTAGAAGATAAAAGAGAGTCATTTTATGTCTCCATATATCTTTATATAGAGATTCAATAATTTCTTAATGTTGTAACATAATGATACAATAAACGGAAAGGGTGGGATTCGAACCCACGGATGCTTTCACATCGCTAGTTTTCAAGACTAGAGCCTTCAACCACTCGACCACCTTTCCTTAACGAACTTCAAAGTCCAGTCTACGAACCTTACGTCTTCGTCTCTGTTCCTGATAAAGAAGTTCTTCTGTAGAGAAATGACTATCAATCTTTTCCTCTCTGTCATATGTTACCATGACAACCTTGTCTAAGTCAATAGCACCAATCTTATTATCTGCAAGTCTCATTTGATTGGGGCATCCACAATACTGAACTTTATTGCTACTTGTCAGTTCTGTGTTGCAATTTTTACATCTTACGATAATCATTTTTCTACATTTTGAAATCTTGTTATGGAATATTTATGCCCTTCCATAATCATCAGATAATCTGACGATATCTTCTTCGTTACATATTCCTCTTTGAACTTCTATGAAAACCAATCCTTCAGGACCAGCAGAAGCACGATGTACATGTTTTGGTGGTATATGGAACTTATCCCCTACAATACAATTTTTTTCATTTTTATCTACAGTAACAACACCTTTTCCTTCAACAATCATCCACTCTTCCCACCTGTTATTGTGATACTGAAGAGAAAATTGCTGATGTGGATTTAAAATAATTCTTTTTACTTTATAGGTGTCTTCTTCCAAGAGAATTTCATACGTTCCCCAAGGTCTTTCGTATAACATAAGAAGAATAACTCATCTTTCTATTTAGTATGGGCGATGAGGGATTCGAACCCCCGACCCTCTCCGTGTAAAGGAGGTGCGCTACCACTGCGCTAATCGCCCTAGGCTCCACAACCTGGATTCGAACCAGGGACCAAGTGATTAACAGTCACCGACTCTACCGCTGAGCTATTGTGGATTACAGGGGTTTAACACCCTGTTCCTTGCAAAGTTTAAAGTAGAGTTTATAATACCTCTGCTTCATCTCATCAAGGATTTTATTGTCCTCTTCAAAACCTAATCTCTTGGTGTGGGTGTAACACCCCTCAAGTTCTCCAATTAGTATTAAAACTTTTATCGGATTGATTGGGTCCATAACGAAAGAAGGACAAGAGCGGAGTATCGGAATCGAACCGACGACATCTAACTTGGAAGGATAGCGTTCTACCGCTGAACTAACTCCGCAGTTGGAAAGATCAGTTGATCTCTCCGAAGCCACAAGTCGGACTTGAACCGACGACCTACGGTTTACAAAACCGTTGCTCTATCCAGCTGAGCTATAGTGGCAAGGCGACTCAGGTTGGGGTCGAACCAACGACCGACTGCTTAGAAGGCAGTTGCTCTATCCACTGAGCTACTGAGTCATGAGACAATCATACTAGATGTAGTGTTGATTGTCAAGTGGGCAGAGTTGGATTTGAACCAACGTAGGCAGAGCCAGCGGATTTACAGTCCGCCTCCTTTAACCACTCGGACATCTACCCAATGAAAGGATTAACTCCTTTCAAGATAATCATCATACTCTTGTTTAGAGATTTCGTCAATGCTTACAATTTCAAGATCGTTTGATTCTGGTTCAATCCATTCCGCAAATTCTTCATAAATTGCATATGCATCATTAATATATCGATCATCGTAAAGTCTTCCATCAAGTTTTTCATGAATGGTGTCAATTTTATCAATTGCCCACCCACGAACATGAGCAACAATGTCTTCAGTCTCCATAATCATAGTAGTCCTTTCTGAAGTATCTTGAGAGGATGTTGCTATTATAGTATCTTGGAGTTCCGTCGTCAAGGGACTCGGTGAGGACATTATTGGTGAAGAGTTGTCTTGTTTCTTCGTAGTTTGTTTTGCCAGCTGTTTTATGTAGAGACAAGATAGTTCGACTAAAATTTTGTCTCCCAAGTTGTTCAATTTCTTCTTTAAGTTCTGGACAAGACCCATAATACTTTTTCCAATCGGATTCTTTTTTTACTCTGCGTTTTTTTCCTGGCGGTTTTCGGTGAGACCAAAAATACTTTCTACCAATGTACGCTCGTCCGTTGGTGAGATTGGTAATGAGATAAACAAAACCGTAGTTATCCCCAATATCATCACTGGTAAAAGCACTCTCATTGTACATCCAGGGATTTTCATAATCAATATCTATACTCATCAATCATATCAAGAACCTTGTTCAGATATTTATCAGCAAGATGAGAGATGCCCTGAGACCATCCTTCTTGATGTAATTCGTTTTTTAAGTTTAACACACGAACTCTAAATTCGTCTTTCTTCAGTTGATTTTTTGACACAATAAAAAAGAGGAGTATTGCCTCCTCTATCTATAATACTTAAGTAGTTATGCCTACTCCCCATTCTTTACAATAGTCATAATCTCCAAACAAATACTCATCACACTCTGCTGCTTCAATATAGGCATTTATGATTTCTTGTTCGCACCATTCATCATAGTTTGAATCCTGAGAAAGTATTTTTGGTAACATCTTGTTTGATACCCCCTACTACATAAGATTCTACCTCAGTTTCTTGAGGAGCAACCTGAAGACCTTTTGAAGAAATCCAGTGTTCTGTCCAAGGTAGTGGATTATTATTGGCTGCAATATCGTACTGTGGTTTCAGACCGATAGATTTAAGTCTCCTATTTGCAACCCACTCAACATATTGCTGTAAAAGTTTATCGTTTAGACCTACCATAGATCCATCTCTAAACAAGTAATCTGCCCAACGCTTTTCTTCATTTACAGCATTATCAAACATCTTATAGGTCCACTCTTCTTCTTCTTTCATGATCTGTTTCATTTCTGGATCATCTCCAGCAGCCCATTTATTAAGAATATTTTGAGTGATCGCTAAGTGTTGGTTTTCGTCTCTTGCGATGAGGCTGATAATTTTAGCCGATCCTTCCATGAGCTTAAGTTCGCCAAAGGCGAAAGAACATGCAAACGAGACGTAAAATCTAATTCCTTCAAGAATGTTGACATTTGCAACCGCTCTGTAGAGTTTTCTCTTAACATCTTTCATCTCCCATTGAGAGCTAGGTGAAGATCTGAAATCTTCTTTCCACATATTTCCTGTGCCCCAAAGTTGAGCGCTGTTAATGAAGTCATCATAAGTCTCTGTAACGCTTCTAGAACGCTCTAGAATGCGCTCGTCGGTGACAATCTTATCAAACACCTCGGAAGGGTCGGAATAGACATTTTTGATAATGTAGGTGTAAGAACGACTGTGGATCATCTCCATGAATCCCCACACTTCCATACATGCCTCAAGTTCAGGAAGAGAGCAATATGGAATAAATGCCATTCCAGGAGCACGTCCCTGAACGGAGTCAAGCATAATCTGATACTTCAGATTAGAAGTATAGATATGCTTTTGTTCTGGACGGAGTGTTTGATAGTCTCCACGATCCTTCTGCAGAGAGACTTCTTCGGGTCTCCAGAAGTATCCCAACTGTTGTGTGGTGAGTTTATCGAAGATTGGATATTTGTATGAATCATATCTCTGGACTCCCAGAGGTTTACCGAAAAACATCGGTTGCTTTCTAGTATTAACTTGTTCAGTATTAAAGACTGTCATGCCTTTAATAGGTGTTGAAGGATCTTCCATGGAAGAAATTTTAAACTGCACAGGATTCACACTCTCCCTCCTCTAACTTACTTAATTCTTGAATTAGATTTTCCAATTCAGATTTGTCTTCACCTGCATCATCATTTTTTAGATCATGTGTGTTCTGATAATAGGATGTCTTCCACCCGTACTTATATGTAGTCAAAAGATCATTTGCCCAAACAGAAATAGGAATTTCATTATCGGGGAAATGTTCTGGGTTATATGACCAGTTTCCTGAAATTGCTTGGTCAAAGAATTTTTGCATTACTGCTACGATCTTAATATATCCAGAATTATCTTCCATATCCCATAGCAAAGTATAGTTATTCTTCAGCGTAGTATACTGCGGAACAATTTGCTTAAGAGGTCCCTTCTTTGATTTCTTAATGGACAGGTAGTCTCTAGGAGGTTCGATTCCGTTTGTGGCATTTGACACAACGGAACTACTTTCCGATGGCATTTGTGCGGACAACGTGCTGTGTCGTAAACCGTATTCCAAGATAGATGCTCTAAGACTTTCCCAATCATGATCCAGATTAATAGAAGTAATTTCGTCTACATCCTTTTTATATGTATCGATAGGAAGAATTCCATCCGCATACTTGGTACGTCCAAAGTATTCGCAGTATCCCTTCTCTTTAGCGAGTTGATTTGATGCTTTCAGAAGATAATACTGGAAGGATTCAGAAAGTCCATGAACAGCGTCCCATGCTTCTTGAGAGTCATAACTATATCCCAATTTAGCAAGATAGTGGGCAAGACCAATAAAACCGACTCCAAGGGATCTACGTGCCTTTGTAGCGCGTTCTGCAGCGGCTACAGGATACTTTTGATAGTCAATCAATTCTTCCAATCCACGCACAGAAAGATCACAAAGTTCCTCTAATTCAGTATCAGACTTAACTTTGCCAACATTAATCGCAGAAAGAATGCACAATGCAATTTCTCCATGATCATCATCAATGTGTTGAATTGGATAAGTTGGCAAGGTGATTTCTTGGCAAAGATTACTCATCTCCACCTTATCTTTAAAAGAAGAATGAGAGTTGCAGTGATCAATATTCATGATGTAAATACGACCAGTCTCAGCACGTTCTTTCAGAAGATTAAGAATGAGTTCTTGAGCCCCGATAGTCTTTCTTGGAATTGAGTTATTTCGTTCATAACCCACATACAAGTCGTCAAATCCAGGAGTACCAAAAGCATCATACAGACCAGGAACGTCATGCGGGGAGAAAAGTGTGATTTCTCCATCTTGGATAAATCGTTCATAGAAGAGTTTGCTGATTTGAATACTATAGTCTAACTTACGAACACGATTATCTTCGGTTCCTTTGTTATTTTTTAAGACAATAATGTCTTCTATTTCTTGGTGCCAAATTGGGAAGTGTACTGTCGCTGATCCACCTCTGATGCCATTCTGTGTACAGCATCGGACAGTTGACTCAAACTTTTTGAGGAACGGTACAACACCCGTGTGCTGAACTTCTCCACCTCGGATCTTACTGTTGATCCCACGGATTCTGCCTGCGTTGATACCGATGCCCGCCCTTTGTGCAACATATCTGCCAATAGCCATATCGCTACTAAAGATACTATCGAGGGTGTCATCAACGTCAACAAGGACACAGCTAGCAAATTGTCTAAGTGGAGTCCGCACTCCCGCCATGATTGGGGTTGGGATGTTGATTTTGTGCTTTGAGATTGCATCGTAGTACCTCTTCACATAAGAGAGACGTGTTTCTTTTGGGTATTCTGCAAAAATGGTCAAAGCAATCATCATGTACATAAACTGTGGAGTTTCATATACTCCACCATTGCTTCGATCCTGCACGAGGTACTTATCAACGACCTGACGTAGACCTGCATAAGTGAACAAGAAGTCACGATGATGATCGATGTAACTATCAACTTTCTCAATTTCTTCTTGAGAATACTTGTTGTATATATCAGAATCGTATACTTCCGCCGAAACACAATCCATAATGTGCTGCTCAAGTGTAGGAAGTTCTCTCATCTTTCCGTAAAGTTGTTTACGAACAGAAAACAGAAGTAGCCTTGCGGCAACATATTGGTAGTTTGGGTGGTCTAGATCAATCAAATCTGAAGCAGAACGGATCAGAATTTCCTGAATCTCTGCTGTGGTAATTCCATCATAAAATTGAATTCCAGACTTCATTTCAACTTGACTTGCAGAGACCCCTGCAAGACCCTTGGTTGCCTCTTCAACCATCAAATGCATCTTATCTAGATCAAGTGGCTCAATTCTCCCATCACGTTTTTTTACCTTAGTGCCGTTAGTCATATTTTTTTCCAAGTGTTAAATTGAAGTTTTGCTTTTAAACCAGAGTATATATTAGATTCTACTATAGTCTGAACGTCATGTCCAGATAGAATCATATCGTTAATATCCTTCTCAACTATGTTAGATGGCCAGATAACAACTTTATCTCCTTTATCGATTGTTTTTGATATTCGATTTGTGATTTCTCTATTGCGCGGTTCGTTATCATAGATCCACACAGGATTGCTAATCCCCCAGCGACTAATATCAGCATCAGCTCCGCACATAGCAATCGAGTTGCAAATGAACGTGCTGTCAAATGGTCCTTCTGTAATATAGACTGGAGCATCTGTTCTGATGTTATCCAGTCCGTAGATTTTTGGTGAGTCATCATTAAGCATCACAGTAATGTATTTAACCTTGCTAGGACCTAAAGATCTTCCTTGAAATCCCACTAAACTTTTTTCATAGTAGATGGGAATAATAATTCTAGGTTCCTTATATAAATTTTGGTGATCTACTTCACTAAAAGTTTCTACAAACTTACTAAAGTCTTCAGCAAAGTAAAATTTAGTTGGATCAATACGACGGTTTTGTAGATATTTGGAAGCAATTGGAATCTCGGAACAAAGAGGCAGATTTACTTTGCTTCTAAAAATAGGTTTCTTAAATTCAAAAGTAGGTTCCTCGGCAACAAAGTTTTTGCCAGTATTGCCTTGCTTGAATTTTTCAAGACAGTATTGTTTAAACAATAGAGAATCTAATTGTTTTAAAAAATTACTAAAAGATATATTTAACCCACAATTATGACACTTATAATTTGTGTTGTTCTTTACTTGATAAAAATATCCTCTAGCTTTGTTTTTATTTTTTTGAGAATCTCCACATATTGGACAACGAAAGTTGTAGAGATTATTTTTTACATTTTTGAACTTCTGAAGTCGAACAGATATCAAATTGATGTACTTCACATCAACAAAATCCATAGCATAAGGTAAAGACTTGGTACTATTATAACAGACGACTAAATCTTGTCAATGCAAATTGACGTTATTATCGATGTCCACTTAATAACATCATTATTAAGTGCCCAGAACTGATAGAAGACTTTTGTCTGCATAGGCACACCAGTGCCAACTCTATTGCTATTTAGATGAATTTTGAATGTTAGTAGGGAAAAATGTAGTAACTGCTATTGGCGCTACACATATAACAGCAGCAACTATTCCTGCAGCCATCCATCTAAATCTAGAAAGTTCATCAACTTTCCTTTGAATGACATTTATTCTCTCATGAATAATATTATGGTCTCTTTCACTTTCTTCTTTAAGTTCATCTATCATTTTAATAATCAGAGCATCCGTTTTCATACTCTGCTCAATTCTTTCATCATGTTTCGCAAGAATTTGAGCAATGCGAGAATTTCCTTCTGATATTTTTTGGACGGCTGTTTCTAACTTTTCAAGCATCTCTTTTGAGAGATCCTCATATATGTTAAGTTTAGATTCGAGAACATCTATTTTTGATGAGAACATTGTCCTATCTCTGTTTTCTTAAATCATCCAACCAAAATTTTCTAGACCCTACGGGCAATTTTATATACTTCTTTTTCTTTCTTACAGGAGGATCATCACCAGCTTCTTTTGTTCCAGCAATTTGTCCCCCACCAACATTATTAGTGGGAGACTCTTCTCTAATAAATGATATAATTCTATCAATAATTTTATTCGTCTTCCTGGTCATTGTTATAAATTTGCAATAGTTCTTTCATACAATACATATCAACCTGAACATCATGAAGAACTGTTCTTGGATACTGAGGAAATTTCCCCAAAAAGACTATGAAACTTTTAACACTTGCCCAAAGAGATCTATCAATTTTGAAAAATAGCATTGGTGTTGCTGCTTCTCCAAAAATGTTATAAAGAATAATAAAATGATTAAGGAGAAGATGGGTTTTTAACTGCCCGGTATTTGTATACCTTTTCAATAATCTTTTTATATACTTAAAATGGTTTAAGTCTCTATCAAAATCTTCTTTGGTTACAGCTTGAGGATTTTCATAGTGTTTGATAGCGAATAAAAGAAAGTTTTCTTCATTCAGTTCATTAAATTGCATATTACACTAAAAATCAAACCTCAGATGCAGGTGGGAATGTAGGAGTATTACCAGTTGTGATTCCAGACATAGCAACAAGAACTTCAGACTTAACTCTGAGATTTCCGTCACTATCGTTGTATGTGGTAACTCCAACCCATCCAGCATGGGTCAGTTGATGTGAAGTATTTTGTGAAGCAGTAACTCCTGCTCCTGCAACGCCATACACAAACTCAGAACCCTCTTTACGCTGACTATAGTGTGCGTCAAGAGTAGCAAAAATGGGAGACTCACTTACTTGGAAAGTTGTTGCAGCAATAGCAGCACCACTTAAACCAGCAGTAGATCCAATAGTAAGTGACTGTGTTCCTGCAATAGCAACAATAACAGCATCACCAAAATAAACTGCAGAAGCAGCAGTTCCCTTAATACCAAATTTAATAACGTCGCCTGTTTTTGCAGCGCCAACTTGTCCAAAAGTTGTACCAGATCCAGTTACAACGCCAGTAGAATAATCTAAAGTAACCGTACCATTACTACCTACGGCATCATTATTTCCCCAGAGTGCCATGTTCTTTTCCTGTAAAATAATTTCCTAATTAATATTTATAAAAATAGGAGACCCTAAAATTCGAGCCTCCTATGAACTTTAATAACAGATCAAGCTGCTTCTCTTGCTCTAATAGCCTTTGAAACAACCTCAAGAAGTTGGTCATCCATTTCTGTTTTTGTCAACTTAACTGCTTTGTTAAGAATAACAATACAAATATCGATGAGTTTTTCGCCAAGTTCCTCATTTTCAGGAATCTTAGCAACGGCATCCATAACAATTTTGGATGCTAGTGGGAGAAGAAATGAGAGCATGATAAACCTCTAACCTACTACTAACTATATATCATTTTAAAGATCCCTTGCCATGCTTGGCACGAATCTCTGCTTTTACAATATCAAGTGCAGACTTGCCTTTGCCATACTTTTTCTCAAGTTCCTTTTGAACTGCGGTTTTACCTGGTTTGATGCCAAACTCAGCATTAGAGAGTTTCTTAGCGGGAGGACGATCATATCTAGTGTTTCCGTCAACACCACCACGCTCTTGACGCATGTCTCTTAAACGATCTTCAGAAGACTCATTAACACCTCCAGCAGACTGACCTTCTTTATCAAGAGCTTGTCTTCTCTTTCTAGAAATCATCATATCGATCTGTGTTTTTCTCTTCTGAAGTTGAAGTTCTTGAGGAGACATCGCTGTTTCTGTTGCACCTTCACCAAGTCTCTTACCACCACGTTCAGCAGTTAACTTAGCAGCGATAGCCATCTGACGACGCTTTTCTTTTGACTTACCCTTAAACTGGGGAGCATCGGACTTATAGAAGTCTTTGATGACATCACCCATCTTTTCTTTCTTCATGTTGAGTTTTTCATCAACCTGCTCAGCCTCTTCTTTAGTAACCAGTCCAACAACATTCTTATTTTTCTTAGTCACTTTATCCATGTAAGAAATTTGTTGTTGCTGCTGATCAGCATATCCCTTTCCTTTTGAAGGAGGAAGACGCTTCTCACCAGATCTTCTTTCTACTGCTGCTTCTCTTCTGCTTTCGGTATCTTGACCCTTGACTGCTTCATCAACAGTCTCTTCACTCATTTTTTTCTTTTGCCATGAATCAAGTGCGTCTACTGGACGACCACCCTTAGCAAGAACTTCTTTTTTATGTGCTTGGAATGCAGCAGCGGAATCTTCTCTCTCTTTCTTTTTAGCATCGGCAACTGCTTTTTGAGCAGCTACCTTTTCTCTAGAGATACGATCAAGTCTTTCCGCAGGAGTCTCCTCTTCAGAAACCGCAGCTTTGCCACTGAACTTTCTTTTTTTATTCTTTGCAGTTTCCTTATTAATTTCTCTATTCAAAAGTGCTTGCTTCAGTTTCATTCTCTTGCTCAATGCAGGAGGATTGCCAATAGCATTAGCCATGGTCATTCCAATTCCTTCATCTACCAATGTATCTACTGCTTCATTTCTAATGGAAGAAAGCAAATCGTCTAATTTATTTTTCTTTGCTTTTGTTTTTGCACTTTGAGATTTTTGTGCTGTAGACCTGCTGCTTTTTGGAGTTTTTGTTGCTGCTGGTGCTGCTGTTGAAGTAGCACCAACTTTTTCTTTTCTTCCTACACCCTGTCCACGATAGGGGGATGCACTTCTAGGTTTTTTTTTACCGCTAAAAGTATTTGGGTTATCACGCTCAACTTTATTAGCAAGTTTAGTTGCGCCCTTAGCAACTGCTCTTGCTCCACCTACGACTGCTTTTTTAGCATACTTTTTAATTTTTGCTCTTGCAAATCTAGCAACTGCACTAACTCTATCATCAGCGCGTTGAGCAGCTGTTTTTGGTTTGCGAGTATCGTGACCGTATGTAACAGTTGCTTCCTGAATTGCCGATTCAATTACTTCTTCAATAGTATCTTCATCATATCCTTCCTCAAGAAATTCCTCATATAAAGAATCGACAGCAAATTCTACAAGTGCTTCTTCGTCAAGTTCCACTTCCTCAATGGAAATTAATTCTCCACCAAGTTGTTCTACAGATTCTTTTAATTGTGGATTGATTACAATTTTATTATTTACTTTTTTTTCTTTAATTTTTTTTTGTTCATCAGAATCATCAGAAATAACTTCAGAGAGTTCATGTCTCCAATTAGAGAAACCTTCTTTCTGAACAATTGGTTTAATTTTTTTCTTTCCGTCAGGTGAAGGAATAAACTCACCCATTTCAGTTTCTTTTGGGTCGCTAGTATCTACATCACCATCATTGTCAGCATCAATTCTCTTGACTGCTTTCTTTACAAGACCCTTAAGATCTTTAGTAGGAACTTCGTGAGGAGTATGTGCTTGAGTATGAATTTCTGTTATTTCTGTTTCTTCCTTTCTTGTAGCAATTGCTTTGCCGATTGCCTTACGACGCTTCAGAAGATACTTATCAGTCTTAGTGTTCTTCTTACCATCATTATCCACATCTGCATCTTCCTGACCGACAGGATCAAGCGCTTCTCCCATTTGTCTCTTCTTCGCACGGGCAGCTTTTCTCTCTGCTGCCTTTCTACGCATTTCTGCCTCCGCAGGACTCATACCTTTATCGGATGCTGCTTTGTGTGCTGCGTCTCCAGCTGCTTTCAATGCTGCTTTCTTTGCCGCAACAGACTTGGCAAATCTATCAGATTTTTCTTGATTACTTACCGCTTCACCAGAACCAACTCTTTGAGCAATTCCACCGAACTTTGCTCTTCTTGCCTTACCAGTTGCTACGTTCTCATCAACCTGCTCAACTTCTTCATTATAGTTATCTCTAGCTTTAATATCTGCCATCTTATCGAAACGCTCTTTTTCTTTCTGACGAGTGATCGCAGAGACAATTTTAGAAGACTTATCTTGTGCTTCTTCTTTCTTCTTGCCTCTAGAAGACAAAGAAGTACGTGCTAAATTTCCAGCACGACGATACATTGCACTTTCCTTCTTTTTATCAATGGGTTTGTACCCCTCTTCCTGAGTTTCTTGCGAAGCAATGTTCTGCAAGTAAACCTTAGAGATATCGTTAAGATGATTCATGAGTATAAGTCTGTTTACTTTTTAGCCTTATACTTATTTATGAAATTACGAATATCGAATGTTCCCGTCATTCTCATTGCATATTTTCTATGAGAGTCTGTGCCAATCTCTCTCTGGTCAGCAGGAACTCCTGATGGTCCAGGATAATTTACAACTGCTTCCATTACATCACGAATCCATGATTTAAACATGTATTCTTCTTTTGTCACACAAATCAAATGATTTGTTCCTCTACGAATAATTTTACCAACTAATCCAGTATTTAAATTTTCAACAATATCTCCGAGTTTAAAGATATCACCAGAAACGTAATTATCTCTTAGTCCTTTTGGATCAAACTTAGGAGCGATTTCCCACATTTCAGAAACTTCTTTCTTCTTTGCCTTCAGTTTCATTCCAGTGCGAACTGCATCGAAAAGTGCTTGAGTATCGCCATCATCAAGAGACTTAGGAGTTCCTTTACGGAATGATTTAAAGTCATCATCCATTACTGCTTTACGCATCTTGGATGCGGACATTCCTTCTACACCTTCAGCATCAGCATCTCTAACGCCAGCAGAAATTACACGAATCAATTCAAAGTTATAAAGTTCACCATTGTACTTAGTTGCAAGATTTTCAAATTCGGATTGACGATCAGATCCCACAACAATGTTTACTGCAGCATATCCTTTTTCAGATGCAGCAACTAATACATTAAATATAGATCTCATTTCATCATCATTAATAATATTCTCCGCATAGTCGGGGAACATCTTCTTCATGTATGAAATTTTCATATCGGGATCCAATGGATTTTTCTTTGGATCTTGAGTTCTTGATGGATAAATCTTCAAGTCTCCACCTGCAGATGCTTTCTTCGCAGCAGAAAGAAGTTTTTCATGACCTACAGTAGGAGGATTGAAACGACCAAATGCAACGGTCAAAGTTTCTGAAGTTTGTCTAGAATCCTGATCTCCTTCAACTTCTTTTGATCTCGCCTTTTCTGCAGTCTCAGGTGCAGGTTTCTTAGGTTCTGTTTTAGGTTCTGCTTGTGCTGTTCTTGGTTTTCTTGTTGGTTCATCTTTCACCTTTGGTTTCTTTTTATCTACAAAAACCAACTTTCCCTTTTCAGTGGTCGCCACAAAGTTTCCACGAGTGTCTAACCATCCACCGTGTCCATCACTCTTAAGATTTAATTTTCTTGCCTGTGCAGACGCCTGTGATTCTGCCTCAGTTAGAAACTGGAAAAAACTTTTCATGTATATAATTGGTCCTTATATTATATTTAGTGTTTACCTAATCCCAATATTCAACACTGAACTTCATTGGAGTTGCCATTGGTGTAGATTCAAATTTAAATCTCATTTTTAAAATTCTTTTGTTTGATACCTTAATGCCAACACTAGTTTGACCTAATTTTTCATATGTCACTCTGCCATTAGAAACAAGTGATCTAAATGCAGAACTATTCAATGGATCAGTAACAACTGCATTATACGCATTTTGAGTTGTTCCCCTCCCAGTAACTTTAACAAATCTAGGAAGTCTTATTACGTCATAAAGATTATTAAGACAGTAGTATTTTACATCAATATCTCCTGCCGATTGCAGTCCTTTAATCAAAACATCTTGAAGTCCGGCATACATATAATCATTAGCATAACCAGCAATATCTTTTTGTATTGTTTCACTTTCTGCTTTTATTTGAGTTTTTCTTGCTGATGCAACAGAAGAATACTTTGGATGCATATTAAGAAAATGAGTTGTTTGCTCGGATATAAAGGTTGTTAATTGAGTTCCACCCAAAAGTTCTTTTTGTATCTCATTCATTCCCTTATTTTTAAAGGGTGCTCTTCCTGTTGGACTTCTAACGGATTTAGCAGACAATCCCAAAAAATTGTCAACATTAGTAGATCTATTAAATTCTACAAGCAAATCTGATGGATTATTTTTGCTTATTGCTTCAAATCTAGGATTAATATCAGTAAAAGAAAAATCTGCTCTAGCAGTCCAGTGAACATTTTTTACTCCACCACCATATCCCAATTCTGATGCTTTTTGTAAAAAGGCATCTTTCATTGAATATGTTTGACCAATTCTCCAAGTTTGCTCATCTTTGTTTACACTCGATTTTCTAAGATCATAAGTGGGTTTTGCTGCTTCCATGCCACCCGTCCATTCACCATTATTCAATATAAAACCAAGGTGTATCTCGTTTAAATCCGCTCCTGGTGTATTTGATGCCATTTCAATACTTTCTTTTCAAGTATTTAGAATGGAGAATAGCGGACTCGAACCGCTGACATCCTGCTTGCAAAGCAGGCGCTCTACCAGACTGAGCTAATTCCCCAGAAAACCCCGAAGGGTCAATTGGATTCTACCACAGAAGTGATAGCATTGTCAAGGTCTGTAATGACTTCGCGGATTTCAAAAACACGCTCAGGAACATATTCAGTTCCATATCCTTTCTGGGCATCAAACAAAACTTGACGGACTGCCGCTGCAGCACGAACGGGCATTTCAATAGTTACTTTGTTCATAATTTACCTCCAACAATTCCATCATTCATTACTCTACTCATTTCTTCTGGCCATCCTTCTTGTCTACCTTTTAGATAAAATCGAGTTCCAGAAATACACTGATCCTCAGTCAGAGCAGTTACCAATTCCTCGCCGTCTTTTGCTGCACTGTGCCACAAACCATACTTAGTTTCGTAAACACGAAAGCAATCATCAATCCAATTGATTTCAGAGATTTCAGGATGTTCTTTTCCAGTTTCTTCTGTCACAGATCTCCCTCTTGACGATTTTCAGAGTAATGGACATCAAACTCACCACCAGGATAACGTGCTTTGAGTTTGTCCACGTTCATCTCAATCACTTCATCAAAGGTGGTATCAAGTGCCATACATGCCTGAGCAAGATACCAGCAGATATCGCCCAATTCACGCTTCATGTGAAATGCATTTTCTTCATTATAAGGTTTACCTTGAAGGATAATCTTTTTCACAACCTCGGTAAACTCTCCTGCTTCTGCAGTCAAACCAAGAGCAGCAGTGAGGAGACGAGGAACATCTGCGCCGTCTTCCAGTTCAAGGTTAGTAATGGAAGTCATCAGAGCAGCCAAGTCAGAACTAGGCATACTTGTAGTTCCTTTTACAAACTCAAGATACTTTACAGTGTCGATTGTTTTTTCAACAGTTTTAGTCATTAGAATTTAAATCCCTCAAAGGTTTTCTTTGCTTTTGATTCCTCATAATCATACTCTTCTTCAACTCCATTGTCAATAATGTCGTTCTGAGCTGATTGCTCGCAATCATATAAACGCATTTTAGCGCGATCAATACCAACTACGAAACGTTTAAAAATAGTTGGATCATTATAACGATTCTTAAGTTGTTTTACCATAATCTGTCCAAGCCCTTCAAGGTCATCAGTAGAAATAAGGGCAAACATAAGATCAGCAGTAGCAGGGAGACCAAAGGACTCGCTAGTATCAGTAAGTTCAACATCACTGCTACCATAACCAGAACGAGTGGTCTGCGTGGCAGAAACGATAGGGACGTTTGCTTCAACAGCCAACCCTCTAAGCTCTTCAGCAATAGCTTTGATATACGAATATGAATTGACAGTGCTGTTTCCGCGATACCTAGAGGAAGCACATATATTAAGGTAATCGATGAAAATAATATCAGGTCTAAATGACTTCTTAAGTGCAAGTTCATTAAGAAGTGATTTAAAATGTCCACTATGGGCACTAGCGGTAGGATACTCTTTAATTATAAGAGTTCCTTGAGTCTTCTTTGCAAGATTAGTTACTTTGTTCTCGAACATCACTTTCGGAAGTTCTGAGATTTCTTGGATTGGAACATTGAGAAGATTGGCATCAATTCGTTCAGCAATTCGTTCCTCTGCCATCTCAAGTGTGATGTAGAGAACGTTTTTTCCCTGCAATAAAACGGAACTAGCAACGTGGCACATGAATAGAGACTTTCCGACGCCCGTACCAGCAAGAGCGATGTTGAGAGTCTTGTTAGGCAAACCACCTTTTGTAATCTTGTTAAAGAATTCAAGATCAAATGGGATTTTCTCCTCTTTTCTATGATATGTTTCGTAACGTTGTTCATAGTCTTGCAGATAATCGTGACCAATGTGAGTATCAAAAGAAACCGCGAGAGCATCGGAAAGAATGCTTGGGATAGAGTCTCTACCTTTTTTCTCATCCTTTCCATCAGCAAGAGCAATGGATTCCATCAGTGCTAGGTAAATAGCACGATCCCGACACCACTTCTCAGTAGTATCAATTAACCAATCAAAATCAGTAGGAACATCCTCAAGGTAACTGATAAACTTTGTAATCTCAGTAAAAATTGTGTCATTAATATCTTGACGTTTTTCTACTTCGATACAAAGAATTTCTTTACTGGCAGGTTGATTGTATTGCTGAACAAAGTTAAGAATTTCCTCAAATACAATTCTTTGCTGAGAATCTTCAAAATAATCTGGTTTAATAAAAGGAACTACCTTACGTAAATACTCCTCATTATAAAGAAGATTTCTTAGAATTAGGATTTCAACTTTGTCCATTGGTTTTGCAAATTATCTGGAGAATGTGGCACATCAAATACAAAGGTGATTCGTGTTTCATCACCAGTGTTAACTGTACCATGAGGTAGTTTGTTATTGAACCAGAATAGCATACCTGGTACAACATTTAAAGCCTGATTTCCAACAAAGTAACGATATGTTCCTTGAATGGACAAATGATATCTATCTTTATTGAGATAGTATGTTCCTTCGTCGATGTGAGCACCTACGATTCCATTTGGGGGCAGAGAAAGAAAACCACATCTACGAATATCAGAGAAATACTGGTTTAAGTATTCTATGACTGCAGTGTGGTTATTATATGCAGGAGTTTTGATGCAGATCTCACTATCACCAACATATTGTCCTGGTTTTTCTAGTCCTCCCATAATCAACTGCAGAACATCTACAGTTGTAAGGTATTTGTGGGGATCCTGAACGTCTGTGTTGTCAAGAGTTTTTTGTGATCCCCAATCTGATTTGTATTCATCTAACTGTTTTTTTATTTTAGATACATCTATATCAGTTTTTAGGAGGATTATGTTTTGTTGTTGGTTTGAGGTATTTGTCACTTTCAGGTTCCGTAATTAAAGTCATTCCACTTTCTTTAAAGTCTTTGCTTTTGTCTACTTCTTTCTTTTTGGGATTAAGATCCATAACTGAACTCCTGACGTGCTATTTTATCTAGTTGTTCCATAACTTCTGGAGTGAAGTATGTTTCTGGTTCTTTAAGAATTTGCTTGGCATAGATTTTCTTACCATCTATCTCATAGCGACCTGCGACATTCTTCCAAAGTCCACCAATCTCACCGAGTTCAAGAAGACCGTAATAACGATCAAGACCACGCTCATCGTAATACAGACGTACCGTAACATCCTTATTCTCCTTACTCAGACGCGACTTAGCAGTCTTAGCTTTGATAAGATTGCCGACCACTTCTGTTCCATCTTTTTCTTTCTTTTTGCTGAGATGAATGATCGTGCTTGCTGCGTATTTGAGTCCAGAACCTCCGCCCATTTCTTTCGTTGGTACGTAAGCTCCGATGACATCATACGTGTGATTCGTGACAATGAGCGGAACATTTGCTTGTCCTAATTTGAGGGTGAGCATACGGAATGCACCTTTGACCAGTTGAGATTTGGTCATGTCGCGGACTTGTTTGTCGTTGAGTGCATCAGTGATCTCCTTTTCAGTGGAGAGCATACCTAAAGAGTCTAGCACAAACATACATGGTTTACGCTCGTCTAAAGGTTTTTTTAAGTATATATCTACTGCCCTAAGAGCTTTACTACGAAACTCTTCAATAGTAACAACATTTACAACGACCAGTCGATTTAAGTCAATACCCCTAGAGTCAAGTAAGGACTTATTAACAGCTGCCTCAGTATCAAAATAGAGACAATAACCATCGGGATTGGAATCAAGAAAATTCTTAACAACGGCGAGACTGAAGAAAGTCTTTCCAGTAGAAGACTCTCCAGCAATAGCAGTAATCTTATTCCCAGATACACCACCAAATATGCTACCTGAAACCAGTGCGTTAAAAATGTACGAACCTGTGTCCACATAAGTTTCGGTCTCGTCAATGTCAGATGCAAGTTGAGCAAATTCGTCCCCAACTTCCTTTACAATTTCTTTTAAAAAATCCATGTCAAATTCCCAATAATTTTCTTTGTCTTTCAAAATAACCCCTAAGGATCCATGAACTACTGTTCATTTTTTCATCTCCACCAATTCCAAATTCAAATTGAACTCTTGGGTTATTGCCATACATATCCAATTCAGGAGTATTGGAGGATCCTCTATCTCCACCGTTACAAAAAACAACGGTATCTGCAATCTCTAAGCATTTAGCAATTGCACCACAAGCAGATCCAACTTCATCATCAGGAACAGTGATTACAGCATCAACCATATTGAGATGACGAATTATATCTGCCCTCTCAACCCAGGACTGAAAATATTGACCTTTTTTATTAGTTAACCATTCGTTTGTATTAAGTCCGACTACAAGATAATCGGAAAAATCTTTAGCTCTTGTGAAATAAGATATATGTCCACTATGAATTGGATCAAATCCACCAGTAACTAAACTAATTTTTTTAAAAAACATTAGATAACAAACCCAAATTTTTCTCTTGCAATTTTTTTATAAGGACCATCAGGATTTTCTTCACGAATCTCTTTGATGATTTTTAGTTTTTGGTATAAAGAAGAGTCTCCACCAAGAAGTAAAGCATTTACAATTATGCCAAGTTCTTTATCATTAATAGGAAGATCCATCAATGCCACCTAATAGAATCCAAATGATCAAGAATATTTTTACGAATATCCATTAATTCATGATAACATCTTTGTTCATGAGCACACTGACGTAATTCTGAATCAGGTTTTAGTACAGATTCTATAAACAAATCCAACCCTCGGTTCCATTTGTCTTGTTTTGATTCGCCATCATCTACTAGATATTCTGTCATGAGAAAAACATCTCCAAATTAATAGTTTTTTCCACTCTCCAACCTATTGCATCAAGAATCGATTTGAGAGGTTCTAAAAAGGACTTTTCAAATTGTAAATCATAATCTACATATTTGTCAAGATTAAGTTCTGTGGGAAATTCTTGAATAAATGAAATAACATTTTCATGCATAGGATTGGGACTTTTTAAATAACAAAATTTAATTTTTTCTCCATTCTGAATAAGAGAATATTTGTTCGTCAACTTGTTTTGTTTGATATGATGATTAAACAAAAGTGCTCCTCTTACATGAATAGGTGTTCCTTTCTTGTAAATATCAGAACTAGAATGATATTTAACTACATCAGATACAGATCTAGGAAAAGAAATTTGTTCTGGAGGAAGTTCATTAAACTTACTTCTTGCATTATCAATGAATTTAATTACATCATCTTCAGTGCCTTCCATCATAATTTTCAAAGCATCCTTAATCATTTTCCTACATGGAGCAGGAGTAGATGATTTTACTGCTTCAATTCCCATCATCTTTAATTTTGGTTCCGAATATGCAACTCCTTCACTATTCCAAACATTAAGAATATATCTTTTCTTTGCAGTCCAAATTCCACTATCAGCAATGTTCTCACGCTTCATGCTCATTTTCTGTTCATATGCCGAAACGTAATTCGCAAGTTCCTGATAACTGGATTCGATGAATGGTTCCAACTTGTCTTGACAGATCTTATCAAGTATCCCCACAATCGCTGCTTTATCGTCAGACTTATTACTAAAAAATTTAGTAACAAGAGGTCCCATATTAAGATAGATTGAATCAGTGTCAGATGCGATAACATAATCGACTTCATCTGTTTTTAAAAGAGTATTTAGATACTTATTCATTTTCATTTCTATCCATCGGATAGAAACTTGCCCAGAAAGTGTAATCGCTTCTGCGTTTGCAAGTTTATAGTATCTAAAATACTGATTGCCAATAGCACCATAAGCAGAGTTAAGTTGAATTTTCTTTGCCATTTGGATATTGTTGCATCGAGATATTTCTTTCTTCAATTTGATTGAAGGATTCTTCTCGTTTTCCTGCTTCGCCTGAAGCATCATCTTTTTAAACTTAACTCGGTCATTGTACATCTTATCCATGAGTTCTGGAAGAAACCCACGTTTGTCCTTACGATACATTGCTCCGTTAGCACAAACAGAATAATCTTTATACAACTCAAAGTTTATCTCTTCATTAAGTACCTTATCAACTGTAGCCGTTGGGTGTCGTTCCTCCAGTAGTGTCTCTGGCGAGATGTTGTACTGCATAATAAGATGAGGATAAAGAGAATTAAGGTCAAAAGACACAACCCAGTCATACTTTCCAGGAATCGGTTCCTTGACATATGCCCCCGCATACTTTTCGTTCTTGGACGATTTGTTCTTTGGCGGAATGACGATATTTCGTTTCTTAAGATAATTGTAGATAATGTTGTCCCACATACGGACTTGATAGAACACATCACCATAATTCACTTTAGCATCATAGGCCATAGTGAGAGCAAGTTCGATCAGTTTCATCTTGTCTTCCAAACGGTCAACAAGTTCCACGTCAACGATGTTGTATTCAATAAACTTCTGCCATCCTTGAGTGTAGAAGTCTTTGAAAGTATCAAACTCAGAGTGGTCTAGTTTCTTTTGTCCTAGTTCCACCTCAGCTATGTAGTCCAAGCGATATGATTCTTGTGCTTTGTATGTAAACTTCTTATACAAATCAAGATAATCGAGTTGAGTCACACCACCCACATCATAAGTGATTTGATTTCTCCCCTTGATCATGATTTCATTCTCAGTCACAAGACCCCAGGGAGACATTCTCTTCATCAGTTTCTCCCCAAGCACCCGATTGAGGCGGCGACAGATGTATGGAATGTCATACATTTGAATATTCCATCCTGTAATCACATCAGGAACATCCACCATCCAATAGTTGATGAAGTGGTTGAGCAACTCATACTCACTTGGACAGTGGTGATAAGTTACATTCTTCTGTTTATTATTGAATGGTTTTACACCCCAAGTAGTAATTTCTTTAGTGGTGTAGTTCTGGATAGTAATAGCCAGAATCTCTTCAGAGGCAGATTCAACATCGGGGAATCCTTGCTCTGAAGAAACCTCAATATCCAGAGTGACAAGTTTGATTTGACTAATATCAAACTTGATTTCATCCTCTGGATACTTTTCTGAAATGTATTGATAGATGTATCGATCATTTCCATAGATCTCAAATCCATCAACTTCATCATATTTTTTGTAGAACTCGCGACAATCCCGAACGGTGCCAGGATGAACTTCTTCTACTGGTTCTCCACTCAATGTCCGATACTTAGAGTCTCTCTTAGATTTCACAAACAGGGTGGGAAAAAACTCATCCCTGTGCTCATACCTCTTTCCATTATCAACACCACGAACCAAGAACTGGTTCCCAATCAATTGGACATTAGTGTAAAATTTCATTCCTTAGTCAAGTCCTCGTATTTTTCAAGCAAAGTTGGTGTTGGATCCGCAAGAGTCATAATCTTGTCAGAGCTTATCATAAATGTATCCTGCTTTGTCAGTTTCAAAAGCCAGGGTTCTAGAGTCAGTGATGATTGATTTACAATGTAAGGATTAATAAGTTTACAATCAGGTTCACCAACATCGGCACCTACTTCTTCAATCTGACTGATCAGAACTTGATTGTTCATCAGTGCTAAGAGTTTGATCATTTTCTTTTCCATATTCAAGAATGTCCTCTAAGTAAAGTTTAGTAAGTTTATCAATTGGGTCAACCATTGTGACAACCCAATCAAATGAAAGTGGCACTACAGGATCTTTGGCAAGAGGAACCCATGGATAGAAGCGAACTTGAAATGCGTTTTTCTTTTTCTCTTCTGTAGTTTCTTCATCTTCAATTTTTGAATAGTTGCTCATCTTAACAACACATGGTTTGTTAAGAAAGTATCCAACAACTTTTTCATCTACAACCATTTCCTGAACGTCAGCAACAACGTCCTCTCCAGATTTAAGTACCAAAAGTTTGATTGTCATAGTTTTTCTAGTCTTCTAATCATTTTACCATTAAAAAAGGGGGGTGTCTACTGGATTTGGCCAGTTCCCCCCGTGGCATAGCGCCGACGATATTCAATTATATTTATAGATAATCTTTGCGTTTATGGTGAT